GGAATGTGGTCGATTCGAGAGTGCTCAAAGACAGCAAGCTCGATAAAACCTGACTGAATAACCTTCTCGTTTTGTCGTTTGACTTTAAGATAAAAAACCCGCCACAACGACCAAACTCGTCAGAGTTGTGGTCTTTCATGAACGCTATGTCGTTATCTCCTAGACTCTCAATTAAGTCTTCTTTAACGTCGCCGTAAAACGATATGTCTACGTCAGAGAAAACTAAAATTTCATTCAAGAAAAAGGTCTCTAGGCTTTTGTTTATAAACTTTTGTTTTTCCACCATCTGGTCTCTCCATCCGTCAGAAAAAAGCCAGCCAGAGCTGCATTTTTGAGGCATTCTTTCTAGAACTAAGCTAACGCCAGATTCAAATGGAAAAGTTTTTAAAAAAAACTCATCTAAGAAAGATCTGTGAGAATTAGTATAAGCTACGCAAAACCTCATGGATAATAATAATTGAAAGGTGGACTTAAGTCAATTTATTTTAGATTTAACCCTGTTAATCATACCGTCTATTACTGAAGCGCTCCATTGAGGGTTCTCTTTTTTGAAGTCGTTGAGGGTCCTTAGGGAATTGCCGTAAAGCCAATGAGACATAGCGTGATTCCCTGACATCTCTTCTGTCTCAGCTTTACTTATCGACATCTTCATTTCAAGAAATTTCTTACTAATCAACACCTCTTCATCTGAGGGGTTTCTAAAGACTTCCGTGGCGTAAGTCGTTAATCGATCCTGTAACGAGCCTGTCCTTTGGCCTTGGGTAACCTCGTATGTTCTGTGCCTTCCTGACGGAGGCAGGTCTAGCGCCGGCTCAGGAGACATGCCAAAGGGGCTTATTGATTGAACTGGCGGGTTTGCTACTAGCCTCTGTCTTTGGGGTCTGTATGAGGCTAGGTTTTCTCCCCATATTTTTTTGCATAAATCATATCCAATCCTGTCTTTCTCGTAAAGTTCTCTAGAGCCAGAAGGGAAAACCGCAACCGTGTGTTTCCTTAGCAAATACGCCATAGAAATTTCAGCAAAATATTCCAAATGGTTTTTTGACGCGTAAGTGCCGCGATATAGCGGGTTTCTCATGGCTTTGTTGTATTCTGTCCGAATGACCTTATCGTATCCTCTGCCGTTCTCTCCAATCATCACGACGTGGCGATAGTGGGCAATTTCATGAAGTAAATAAACCGCTCCGTTTTCTTTCTGGTTCTGCCTTATATAAAATAAAGCCCGTGGAACAATGATTCCCCTGTTCACGTAGGCCGACATTCTCTTGTCCCAAAGATACTGGCCGTCTCTGATAAATTCCATGCCCCCTCTGGTGCTGGGTAAGGAGTAAAGGTAGAGCCTGTATTTGTTTTTCTTAAAGTGGGTCGCCGTGCTTGGGCATAGCTTCTCAATGTTAGAAAAAGAATTGCTCCAATAATTTAAGCACTGTTGAGTCTTTACCTTATCGTTATAAATAGATTTATGCAGAACGATAATCAATCCTTTTATGTTGTAAGACTTGTAAGAGTCGTATCTGGAAAGGTCCACCTTAAGGCCTCCAGCGTAGACCTGCGCTGAAGCCACCAGAACCGCGAGGGGCAAGAGTAAGATTCTTTTCATACTCTAATTATGACACCTTTTTTAAGAAAGTCAACAACTAAATTGAAAAAAAAGGCTCTTGATCTGCGGTATCTTTTTTAAAGCAAACCGAAGAGGGGTTGCCGAGAATCTCTTTAACGGTCGCTCTTACTCTGTCTCTTAACAGCGCAGCCGATTCGTCACCCTCTCTCGCTTCCATGGGGTGAGTAAAAAATTCAGGAATAAATGACTCGTAATAAACCGCCGCAGCCTTCCGTCTTTTATTTAAGTTGCATCCGCACCCGCCCTTTGTGTGGCTAAAAACCTTGGTATATTCGTTTATTTTCCCCTGATATCCTTCATCGGTTGAAAGCCCTAGTAGTCTGGCTGAATTAATTTTAAAAAATAATCCAAACTCTTGGTTGTTGTCAAAGGTGAAAACGGTCATCATAACGATTTTTTAAGTAAGAATTTTAAAACTAAATACAAAAACAAGGTTAACCATAGGTTAACTATAAGCGTTACGCTTTCCTTGTGGAACGCAAAGCAAGCGATGTTCATCCAGAAACTAACGCAAAACGGACAAGAAAGCAACTTTCTTAGGAAAGTCTTCTTCTCGTAAACTAGATATTCCCAGTAGTTTCCCTCGCCGAATGTATCTAGGTATTTTTCATATTTTTCTACTCGAAAGAGCTTGCCTAGCCTGAGCAGCCCAACATACTCCACGAAGGCGTCTGTGTTATACAAGAAGAAAAGAAGCGAAGCGTTCAAAAAAGAGTAAACCAAGTGTTCCATGCTGGAATATAATCTAACATGAATGGGTAATAATCTAATTAATCTGGTCTTTGACGTAACTGAATCCCGTAAAACGAGAGTATCTCAAAAGCCTTGTCGTCATGAAGATATGTATCGCGATAGACTACTTTCTCCACCCCGTAAGAAGCTATTAAGGTGGCGCAATAAGAGCAAGGCAAAAGCGTGACAGCGAGCAAGCGGACCTCGCCTTTCTTACAAAGAGACAAGCAGTTTGCCTCAGCGTGAATCATGTAAGGTCTGCGAGCATCCCTGTCTTCCCAAAACTCCTTGCCTACGTTTTTGCCTGAGGCTAAGCCGTTGTAGCCTACCCCTACCACCATGTTTTGGTGGTTTAAAGCGCAAGCCCCCACCTTGCGGTGAGGGTCTTCGCTTTTTAGGGAGGCTGTGTCGGCAATGTCAATAGCAAACCTCTCCCAAGATATTCTCTTACTGCTAGAGAGAGGCATCCTTAAAGAGGACTAGATAAGCCATTCTAAAAAAGAAATAACATACGATTACCGTTAAGAATTCCACAGTTAGGGTTGGCAGGTTTCAGTAAGTCGAGAAGACTGTTCCTCGGTTTTTTTATAAGAAATCCGAGGTCTTCCGTTTTTTGTTTTCATTTTGCCGACAATCTGAAGACTGCCTTGGTCAACTGCCTCGTTAAGTTTGCTGTGTACTGTGACACGGGAAACTTTTTCAGGCATGGTATCTACCACGTCTTGAGCGGTGAATACTACGTCGGGCCATTGAATTGCTACCGGAGGTCTTCCTCGTCGTGTAATTTTCATTTTCTCGTTCATTCTAACCACAGTCTATCTGTCTTTTTAATAAAGTCAACATTTCTTTTGAACAAACCTTTCCTTCGTTTAGTATAGATGATGACAATTTTAGACGCAAATAACAGTCTTTTTGAATACTTCCGAACTAATCACAGTTTTGAGATCGACCGAGACCTTAAGAAAATAGTTCAAGTTTCTGATGACGAAGCTGAATCAATCGTGGCTTTTAAGTTGGCTTTAGAGGAGTTGGAGTCTAATAATTTAATAGCCTCAAAGGATTATAATGAAAAAAAGTTCTACGTCCTCACTAAGCCGTTTGAGTCTTACGTTCAGAACCCCGACTTAAATCCGTGGACAGCGACGATGGTGGGTAATGAAATTAACGAGTTCTGCAATTTAATCGAAGATCATCAGGATGAGTGCTCTCCCTCCTCTATAACCGAAAAAGACTTCCGGAACTTGGTCCACATAGCTCAATACTATAAACAAAAGCTATCGGAAAAAGAAGAAATAATTAGCAGCCTTAGTGATTTTGGGGTAGACGTTAACGATCGTGATGAAACCCCTGAAGAAGATGAAGGGGAAAATGAAAAGAAAAAATAATACTTGCTTCGCTGTAAAAGCTTGATAGAGTACCTACAGTTCTTTGTTAGCGGTGAACAGCTTGTGAGGGTTAACCTCACTTCAACTCGTAAGAGACCACAGGCCCGTAAAAAGACCTTAGCCAACTAGACTTAATAAGTCTGCTGTTATTTCGGGAAAAAGCGGCAGTTGAGGCTAATGTGAGCAGAAATGCTCAAGCTAGAAACTTAATCCTCCCAAGAGGAAAAGGATAAGCAGTTAAAAAGATAAGTCCCTCCGCAGAAACAAAGAGTGCTATAGTTTAACAAGTCAGCGAGCGGAGCTAAAAGAGGCTAACGCGACGGACTGAAGCGGCTTTGTTAAATACAGAAACTATTCCCCAGTGGACAGCTATGTTCTTATCCCGAAAGCCATTCGGCTTTCTTAACCCAGAGGAAAAATTTAAAGGATAAGCAGTCATACGCTAGGATTATTAGATTTAAGTTTTAAATAATTTTAATATAATATATGAACAAGATTATAGGAGTATCAGGTGTTGCCGGAAGCGGTAAGGACACTTTCTTCTCGTTGCTTTCCCGGCACATTCCTTGCACGAGGTTTTCCTTAGCTGACGAGCTTAAGAAAGAAGTCCAGCGATGGTGCATGATTCATTACGGTGTAGATTCCGTTAATTGCGCGAGAGAAGAAAAGGAGTTGATCAGGGAGTTCTTAGTTTACCACGCTAAGTTCAAAAGAAATTCTAGCGAGGGTAGGCACTGGTTAGATAAGCTTAACGACAATATCATTAACGATAAATCTAAAAATTTTAAAATCATAACAGATATAAGGTATGATGATTATGAAAACGATGAAGTAAGTTGGTTAAAAAACGAACTAGGAGGGGTATTAGTTCATGTTTCTATGTATTTAGGTTTTACTCAAGTAAAAGCACACGAAGAGGGCTTATCAATTACTCAGGGCAAACTTAAAAAATTCAAAACCCCTGCAAACAGCGAGGAAACCAGAAATGACCCAAAAATAAAAGATAAAAGTGACTTTCAAATTGAATGGCCTTTCATTGAAACCGGTCAAATCGACGAACTAGAACCATATGTTGGTGAATTCGTCAAATGGCTATCGCAGCAAAAAAACTAAAAAAGCTTCCCGTTGACAATACATTAGTCAGAAGGATAAAAGCTACAGGATGCAATGAAAGTTTCCTGATTCTCTTAGATCGTCACGAAAAGCTATTCTATAAAATGTGTCAGATCTACGCACCCGTAGCAGAAGCTAAAGGTTTTAGAAGACAAGACATGTTTCAAGAAAAAAGCTTCGTCCTGTTTAAAGCTGTAAGAAGTTACAAACCGAACAAGAACACTAAATTCTCAACTTGGTTCGGGAACTGCTCCAAATACTTCTGTTTAACTTTCATTAATTCCCGCAACAGATTTGTAGACCTAGAAGACGAGACGATCGAGACCATTATGATAAACAAAAGCAAAGAGGAGTTCGACGATGAAAGTAATTTAAAAAACGACAAAGAGTACGTCTTTAAGCTTTTAAAACAATTAAAAGACAAAAGAATATCTAAAGTATTTAAGTTAAGGTATTTCGATAAAGACATTAAAAATAAAAAAGCTACTTGGAGTACTATAGCTTCAAAAATAAACACAAGTACGCAAACAGCTATCAATTTGCACCAAAAAGGTGTAAGAATGCTCCATAAGAAGATGAATTCTAACGAGCATCAAGATAATATTTAGTGTTGACAAATCAGAAAATTACGTTAATCTTACGTACAACATTATGAGTGCTGAAACTAAAAAAAATAACGAATGGCAAGAGCGAGAGCTCGGAGCCCTATGGAAGAAGGAAAGTACTACTCAGAAGTATCTTTCAGGACATGTTAAAGTAGATGACGGTATGGGAGGAGAGGAAACCCTCCAGCTAATCATCTTCGCTAACAAACACAAACAAAAGGACAACCACCCTGACTTCAGGATCTACAAATCGACGCCTCTTCAGAAGAAGAGCACAAGCGAACAGCAGGTTCCCGCAAGCGAACAGCAGGTTCCCGCAAGAGAACAGCAAGTTCCCGCAAGCGAAACAGTGCCAAGCGAAGTTCAAGAGGTCCCCGAAGAACACGTCCTGTAAGCCGGTGTCACGGCTACCCAACACGATCCTCCGTAACTCGTTTACGGGGGATTTTTTTTTCTTTAGAAATGCGAGATTTGAGCTATGATTTAAACAAAGCAAATGCCTATTTACGAATACACCAACCCCGAAACAGATGAAGTCATTGAAGTCGTTCAAGGTATGACCGACAAGCATGTCTTCGTCGATGACCAAGGCGTAGAATGGCTCAGAGTCTTCAACGTCCCCAACGCTGCTATAGATTCCGATATAGACCCCTTTTCTAAGAGCGACTTTCTGAAAGCCACGGCTAAAAAAGGCATGACCGCAGGAGACATGATGGATTTATCCGAGAAGCTTAGTAAAAAAAGAGAAAGCTCTAGGGGGCTTGACCCAGTAAAAGACAAGACGGTCACAGCCTACGAGAAAAAGACAGGCAAGGCTCACCCGAACAAGAGTGGAAACAAACCTAAAAAATTATGAAATTTTCAGTATTCACACCATCACATAGTCTGAAGTATATAGACCGACCGATTAATAGTCTATTAAACCAAACGTTCAAAGACTTTGAATGGGTACTCCTCTTGAACGGGGACGCCCTCAAAGAGAAAGACTCTCTCGAGGAGAAGCTCAATTCGTCTGGATTAAATTATAAAATTATACAAGACGTATCGGATAACAAAAACATAGGATACTTGAAGAAAAGGAGCTGCGAAGAATCTTCAGGTGATTTCCTAGTAGAATTGGATCACGACGACGCTTTAATGTCGGACTGTTTAGAGGAACTATCCAAGGCTTTCGACGAAGGGCACGACTTTTGTTACTCGTCTGATTATGCCGTAAGGATTGTCGACGGCAAAGAAACTTATGAAACGTCATTCTCCGCCGAATGGGGATGGAAAACCGAAGAAGATGAAAGCGGGCTGCCTTACCACCCGTCCTTCGCTCCGTCAGCTTTATCTTTTTCTTACATTTGGTACGCTCCGGATCACGTCAGGTCTTGGAACAGGAAATTTTACAACCAAATCGGCGGGCACAACGCCGAGCTAGAAGTTTGCGACGACTATGATCTATTGTGCCGAACTTACATAAATGGAAGGTGCCACCTCATAAGTAAACCCTTATACAAATACTACTTTCATGAAGACAATACGGCCTACGGCGAAAAAAACAAAGACATACAAGAGCTAACGCATAAAATCCACGACCAATACGCGCTTGAGATTGCGTCGAAGTGGAGCGACGAAAACGGTCTTAAAAAGGTAGACTTATGCAGTTGCAACAACAAGCCCAAAGGCTTCGTAGGCGTAGACGCTAGAAAACTTAACGAAGATGATATAGTTTTTGACTTGAACAAAACCGACTGGCCCTTCGAGGACGGTTCGGTCGGAGTCTTTCGTGCTCAAGACGCAGTTGAGCATATGAAAGACCCACTAAATACTATGAAGGAAATCTACAGATGTCTCGCTGACTACGGGTGGGCCGTAATAGACGTGCCTTCCACGGACGGTAGAGGAGCGTTCCAAGACCCAACTCATGTCAGTTACTGGAACAGTAATAGTTTTTGGTATTATACTAAAAGCGAACAGGCTCATTTCATAGGTACTCCCGTAAAATTCCAACTGAACAGGATAAATAATTACTACCCTAGCGACTTTCATGAATTTCACAGAATACTGTATACAAAGGCTCACCTTGTCAAGTTGCCCGAGAAAGGGTTCGAAGTTCCTGTCCACGGAAGGCAGATATAAATTTTTATCTTTTCCTTTTATAAAAAAACGGTATGCTAGTAATTAGTCGCTGATATGGAAACACCTTCAAGAAATGTTAAGAAGAGAAACGGGCGACTTCAAGAGCTAGACATTAACAAGATTAATTTATGCGCCGAAAGAGCTTGTGAATTTCTTGAAAATGTTTCAGCAAGCGAAGTGGTCCTTGACGCGCACGTCCAACTCTACGATAAAATCACCACTAAAGAAATAGACAAGGCTCTAATTTTGTCAGCAAGGCAAAAGATAGAAAAAGAGCCAAACTACAACTACGTAGCCTCCAAGCTTCTGCTTTTCAATATACATAAAGAAGTATTTGGGAGCAGTGTAGATAAAGACGCGTTCGATCACCAATACCGCTTATCGTTCATAAAAAACACTAAGCTTTTAGTAGGGGAAGGAGTCTTATCTGAAAAGCTTTTAGAATTTGATTTAAAAAAATTATCAGAAGCACTCGACTTGAGCAGAGACTTTAAGTTCAAATACCTTGGACTGCAAACCCTTTACGACAGATACCTCCTTAACGTAAACGGACGAAGACTAGAAGCGCCTCAATCATTCTGGATGAGAGTCTCCATGGGACTAGCTCTTAACGAAAAAGATAAAGAGCAAAAGGCTATAGAGTTCTACGAAACTATTTCCAAATTTTTAGTATGCCCCTCCACGCCCACCCTTTTCAATAGCGGAACTACTCATAGCCAGCTCAGCTCTTGCTACCTAAACACTTTCGATGACAGCATTGACGGCATATTTGAGGGAGCTTGGCAGGAGGCTCGAAAATCTAAATACGCTGGAGGGCTAGGCTTTGATGTTTCTAATTTTCGCTCAGCCGGTTCTCATATCAAAGGGACAAACGGGACTTCCAGTGGTCTTGTACCGTGGCTTAAAATATACAACGACCTTCTTGTAGCGGTTAACCAAGGAGGTAAGCGTCCCGGTGCGGGTTGCGCTTATCTTGAGCCTTGGCACTTAGATATAGAAGATTTCCTTGATCTTAAGAAGAACACCGGCGAAGAGCGTCGTCGCTGTCACGACATGAACACAGCAAACTGGTTGCCTAATTTATTCTTCGAATACGTGGAAAAAAACAAGGACTGGTATCTTTTTTCCCCTTCAGATGTCAGGGATTTACACGAGACTTACGGAAGTGATTTTGATAAACGATATAAAAAATACTGCAAACAGGCTGACGACGGAGAACTAACCAACTACCGCACAATTAAAGCTAAAGAGTTGTGGAAAAAAATGCTAAGAGCTCTGTTCGAAACAGGTCACGCTTGGATGACGTTTAAAGATAACGCTAATATGCGCTACTCCAACTCTCACGAAGGCGTTATCCATAGCTCTAATCTTTGCACGGAGATATTCCTACATACTAAGCCCTCTCGATACGAAGAGGGAGTAAAGACCGAGGTCGGCGAAACGGCTGTATGCAACCTGAGCTCTGTGAATTTAAAGGAACACCTTAAGCAGAACGGAGAGTTAGATTTTAAGCTTCTCTCAAAAACCATAGCAACCCAAATGAGGATGTTAGACAATGTCGTTGATTTAAACTTTTACCCTACAGCTGAAGCAGAGAAATCCAACCTCGCTCATCGCCCAGTTGGCGCTGGCAGCATGGGGTGGGCGGACGTATTTCATTCTTATAAAGTTAACTTCTCATCGGATGAGGCTATTAAATTTTCGGACGAGCTTTACGAATTCATTTCGTTCCATTGCATCTTAAATTCCAGTAAACTTTCTAAAGAAAAAGGTAAATACTCCACGTTCGAAGGGTCGCTTTGGAGCAAAGGGGTATTTCCCTCGGATACATACAAAAAATTAATGGAGTACTTAAATGATTACAAGCCTATATCGCATAGAGGAAAAAAATACTGCCCAGAACTAGACTGGAAAGAGGCTCGTTCTCACGTAAAAGAACACGGAATGAGAAACAGCAATACTATGGCGATAGCGCCCACGGCAACAATATCCTATATCCAAGGGTGTTCGCCTTGTGTTGAACCCGATTTCTCGGTTCTTTTTGTCTACGAAAATAAGAGCGGAAATTTAACCATAGTAAACGAATGGTTCATCAAAGAATGTAAAGAAAGAGGCATATGGAACCAAGGGCTCATTGATGCGATAAGATTCGTGGACGGTGACCTGAGGCGTCTGAACGGCGATATACCGGCAGACTTAAAAGACCGGTACTGTACAGCTTTTGACCATGATCAGTTCAAGCTGCTGGAAGGTGGAGCAGCTAAGCAAAAATGGATAGACATGGGGCAAAGTTTAAACTTGTTTAATAATAAAACTTCTTTAAAATACTTGAATGATCTTTATTTTCATGCTAAGAAATTAGGTCTAAAAAGCACATATTATTTAAGAAACAAAAGCGCAAGCGAAACCGAGAAATCAACCCAAACGAGCAGCGACGTTAGTAATGGTGACGATCTGGCTGACTATAAAGCCTGCTTAATCACAGACCCTAATTGCGAGAGCTGCCAATAAACAAAGGTAACAATCAATGGACAATGAAGAGCAAGATAGCCCTAGGGGCAAAATAGAAAGCTTAGCTAAGGAATTCGAAGGAAATCCAGAAACGGAAGACTTGGCTGTTGTGTTATATGTAATCGCTGGGTCATCCATGTTGGGCAAAGAGGCGGTCAAGTCTTTAGCTGTATGGAACGCTACTTGGGCAGACAGCGTTATTAACGAGGTGAATAAGATTAAAGAAGAAAGTGCCGTAGAAGACCTTACAAATAAAATTGTAAACCCCGATAATGAGTAAATCCGGATTAATATTAGACGACGAAGTTTCTGGGGTTAACCAAATTTTACCTCACAAACATCAATTCGCGTGGGATCTTTTCCTCAAAGGGGTAGCGAACAACTGGTCTCCTGCGGAAGTGAATATGTCCACGGATATTGAGCAGTGGAAATCTGGAGAACTCTCTGAAGACGAAAAGCTCTTAGTCAAAAGATGCCTTGGTTTTTTTGCAGGAACAGAGTCCTTAGTTGGAAACAATTTATTACTCACGGTTAACAGGTGGGTAACTGACGCGGAGTGCAGCCAGTATATACTTAGACAAGCTTACGAGGAGTCCCTGCACAACTGGACGATAGTAACGTGCTGCGACTCATACAGCCTCAAGGTGAGCGAAGTTTATGAGGCTTACTTAAATATCCCCAGCATAAAAGCCAAAGACGATTTTCTCGTAAGCATAACGTCTGACGTTAATAGGCCCGGTTTTTCCACAAGAACCGTGGAAGGGAAAAGGGAATTCTTGAGAAATCTTATTACTTATTATATAGTTTGCGAAGGCACGTTTTTCTTTAGCGGATTTGCAATGTTGCTAGCTCTTGGAAGGCAAAACAAACTTCCGGGACTTTCTGATCAGATCAGATACACACTTAGAGACGAAACCCTTCATATTCAATTTGGCACTTACTTAATTAATACCATTAAAGAACAATACCCATCGGTGTGGACGAAGAAATTCGAAGCAGAAACAGTGGAGCACATCAAGAAAGCTGTTGAGCTAGAAGTTCAATACGCTCACGACGTTCTTCCTCGGGGAATACTTGGGTTAAATGCTGAAATGTTTGTGGACTACATGAAATACATAGGCAACAGACGACTAGAAGGGATAGGCATTGAGTTTCGTTTCGATAGTGACAAGAACCCATTCACTTGGTTATCTGAGGTAATTGATTCCGCCGCAATGACTAATTTTTTCGAAAGAAAAGTGAAGGACTACCAAAGCTCTGGCGTCTTAGAAGACGATTTCTAAACCAAACATGAAAAAACTAGTAACACTAACAGTAGGGACGCTGCTTTTCGTAGCGTCAGGTTGTTCGAGTACGATGACAATTGGGCCTAACGCTAATAAAGACGGCTATCTAGGCGCATCAGCTTCCACAAGTGGAGTAAGCGTTACCGTTCCGTTCGTTAAAGCCGAAACAGGAGTAGCGGAAACAACTAAGAAAAAGAAGTAACCACTTCGAAATATCAACCCCCTTTTTTAAAGGGGGCTTTTTTTTACCTTATAACCCTTCCTTGTATCTTGGAAATTTTAACCATACCATACCAAGAGGACTCCCTGTTGTCTCCCATGACCCAAACACAGCCTTTAGGTACTTTAATTTTATTTATATCCTCATTAAACCACAAGGTTTTTTCCTCGTTTACGTAAAAAATGATTGCTATATTAGAAAATTCATCCTTTAACTCACTACCGTTTAAGAATATTTTGCCATACTTAATCTGCACAGTATCTCCCCCCGCCGCTATGACCCTCTTAACTAATTTACCTCCCCCTTTTTCGGGGTCTACTAGGATAACCACTTCTCCCTTCTCTGGCTTAAAAAACTTATAAGTCCATTCGTCCACTAGAAGCCTTTGTCCGTCCTTGAACGTCGGAGACATACTGTCCCCCTCTACCTGTGAAAAGCCGTATCCTAAATGAAAAAACACAGCGAAGATAATAAAAAGAACAAAAACCCTCATGACCCTGCAGAATTTCTTCTTATCCATTTTCATTTAATTTTAGATACCGATGCTTGCTTGTAGTAATCAATGATCTTATATTGATAAACGTTAAATATAATGCTTATTATTAATAATAAAACCATAGACAACTTTATCCAACAGGAGTTCCTCTTAACCCATCTCTTTACCCCGAAGGAAGGGACTACCTTTGGAAAAAAACAACTCATGATGTTAATGCTATTAATATTATTATATTCAGAACCAAGCTAATTCCGAGTGCGCAAGCTAGAGTAATAATAGCGTAGTGTTCTGCGGCGAATCTAACTGAGGTCTGTCCATTGCGTCTTTTATTGCGGATTTTCATAGGGGTAGGCTCTTTCGTTTTTTTATATATCCACCAATTTCCGGATTGATCTTGGGAAGCCCATTCCCTTTCTTCTTCTTTCCACCAATGACTATCCTTACCTAGCATCCTCATGCTTCACTCCTCCCCCTAGCTAAGGAACTAGGGTCGACCGGCTTTGGTAGGTCTATTTTAGGAGGCCAATGTCCAATTTTTTTAAGATAGTCTACTAATCTTTGAAGAATCATGATTTGTTCACTTATGGTTTCCGTGGCTTGGTCTAACTGGTCATGCTGCTGGCTAGAGGTTTTCATCAGGTCGTTAATCATCCCATACTGACCAATTAAGGTCTGAGCTAACTCGTTGTTTTCTCTGGTCAGCTCTATCTTGTCCACCAAATGACCGACTTCCTTGTTTGCGTGCTTTATGTTCTGGTCGACCATAATTACGCTCATGACCAATGTCGCGACCCACACCGCACAAATGCTTACAGTGTTCCTACTCACCCAACTCCAGAGGCTCTTCATATGGTTAATTACACCCCTTTAAATTAATAACTTTCTTAAAAAACATAAAGCTAGTACACTTTTTAAAAAAAACATAGAACCCGTCCCAGTTCTTTAACTAAAATCAATTAATGCGCCACAACAAACGGCGGTGTAAGTAGAAGTATGAGTAAAGCATGGAAATGGGTAAAATCATTATGTAAATGTACTAAACGCTGCAAGTGTTTCCACTGCAGGTTTGGAGTGTGGGCTAAAAAGAAACTTTCCAACTCGTCAGACTGGCTTTGGGACAAAGTGCCCAGCGAAGAAGCCCTCAAGGGCCTAGGCCTAATAACAGCCTCTCTTTGTCTTTGGTTTACCGGCAGCCTAGAATGTACCGCCGGATTCTTACTGCTTGGATGGGGATTGCTCGAATTATTAGAATGTTACCGGTGGAAATAACTCTAGGTTTCTTAATTAATTCAGTGTAATTGAGAGTATGGACTATCAGATTCTCGTAAACATAGCTGTTGGTATCGTCACCTTGATGGGGGGGTGGGTATTTAAGATGATCCTTGGGCACGTAAACGAAATCAAGTCCGAACATCACGATCTAATGATTAAACACCATAAAGATGTCGACCTCATGAAGGAAAAGCACACGGATCTCGCGCTTTCCCTACCAGACAAATACGTTAGTAAGGACGACTTTAAGATGTTTGCCGAAAGAATGAATGATAGGTTCGACAGAATAGAAGAAAAGATCGATTCCCTAAAGAGATAGCTTGCGTATCCAAAAAAAAGATGTACACTCAATAGGTGAAGAGTTTTAAAAGATCTGATTACAATGTTCTCGTAACCCTCTTCCTTAAGAACACCAACAATATAAATTACCCCAAAGAATACGCTTTGGCTAAAAAGCTGCTTTCGACTTACGATGATTTCAGCTTCTGGAAAGGAACCCTACTGGAAAGTAAACGAAGAGTACTCAACTCGTTAGCGTACTTTCTTACCGAAGATGGTAAATTATTTTTAAAAAATAGTTTTTTTTATCACCTGAAAAGGAAAGACGTCAACATTGACGCGTTTAAAACGGATAAACCTCTACTTGAGAAAGAAAAAGTGGGGGAAAAGCTAAGAAAAACATCCACCAAAAAGCTCTCTATCTTAGATTTTATAAAAAATGACTCGTAAAAAACAAGAAAAATCAGGGGCAATGTCTCCAGAAGACCAAATTCAAGCCTACCTTGAACAAAATAAAGGGGACCATTACAACTTCGAAGAGGACCGGGTTTACACCGTGTCCAGCGGGAGCCTTCTTCTGGATATTGAACTGGGGGGAGGAATAAAGCCCGGGGTTATACGGGCCACAGGAGTAACAGAAGGAGGTAAAACTTCCTGCGGGTTAGCGTTTGCTAGAAGCTTTCAAGAGATGGATAACAGCATGGTCATCTACATTAAAGCCGAAGGCAGGTTGTCTGAAGATTTAATAGAAAGAATGGGGGTAGATACTGATCCCAAAAAGTGGCAAGTAATCAAGTCGAACGTTTACGAAACAGTGATCAACCTTATGAGGCAAATGGTTAAACATAACGAGACAGACACTCGCTACATGTTTATAATAGATTCCATGGACGCACTAATACCCAAGGGGGATCTAGAAAAAGGATCAGAAGAGGCATTAAAAGTTGGTGCGGGGGCGCTATTAAGCTCAGACTTTTTACGCAGAATGGCTCTCGCCTTAGCAACTCGTGGTCATGTGTGTTACATGGTGTCGCAAGTTAGAAGTACTATCAAAATTAATCCATATGAAAAATCCGACCCGCAGGTAACCAACGCCTCAGGAGGTAATGCTGCGCTTCATTATAGTGATTGGATCTTAGAGTTTCAGCCACGGTATCTTAAAGATATAATCTCGACACAGCCTAATGGTAAAGGGGACATGCTCGGCCACTGGTGTAAGGTCGTTTTCAGGAAAACCCCTAACGAGAAAACGGGAACAACAGTTAGATACCCCATTCGATACGGCAGGGTGGGAGGAAAAAGCATTTGGGTAGAGTACGAAATAGTGGACATGCTCCTACAATGGGAGATGGCGACAGCCAAAGGGGCATGGGTAACTGTTTCTGACGAAATCATTGAAGAAGTTCAAAAGGAAACAGGTCTGGAGTTCAAAAAGCAACACCAAGGTATGGATAATTTACGCAAGTACTTCGAGGAGACCCCCGATGTAGGAAAATACCTATTCCACAAATTCAGGGACGCCTTAAAGAAGTCTTGATGAATCAATTGTATTTATTTCCCAGCCTAGAAACCCGCCCTAGATTTTTATTAAATGAAGGTGGAGTTGATCTATATGACGTACCTCGCCTAGACTTCACGACTAAAGATCCAAATAAACCCAACAAGGCTAGAACCATAAAAACCGAAAAGATGCACCTGTTAGACGACATAGAGAAAGGCAAGTACATCATTTACCCGACAGGTGAAGAGCATGCTGGTGATCAGTATAAAGACAGAGGAAAAGTTTTCCCATTCGTCCTCAATACCAAAACCCAAAACAATACACCCGTAAGACTAAGCAGATGCAAATACCCCTCCCTGACTGTTCGCACGACCCTCGGTAAGTCTATAGATTTTTTAGTACACGAACTGTTTGCCATAGCCTTTCTAGAAAACAAAAACCCAGAAAGGTTCTCCGTGGTTGACCACATAAACGACGACCACTTAGACTATCGTCTTATAAATTTAAACTGGGAATCTTACTCCAACAACCAAAGAAAAGCCGCAGCAAAAAAGAAAAAAGAAAAAGAAAGAGGTGACGGAGTGTTGCGCCGAAAGCTTTAAGATGAGACTGTATGACGTAAAGAAAAGACTAAGAAGCAAGTCGGTTGCAAAATATTCAGTTGATTGGGGCAAGAAATCCAGATCCAAAATCCAGTTTAAAGTAAAGCAATTTTTAAAAACCTATTGGAAGTCACACGTTGTTTTCGAGGAATTCCCCGTTTATGGCACAAGGCTAAAGGTCGACATACTAAACGCTACAATCAAGGTAGCGGTAGAGGTGCAAGGAAGACAGCACAGCTCCTTCAATAGCTTCTTTCACTCCAATTCCAGAGCTAAGTACCTAGCCTCAATTAAGAGAGACTTTGAGAAGAGTCAGTGGCTGGAGTTGAATAATTATAAATTAATAGAGGTGGAAGAAAGCGAGATTGATCTCCTGTCGAGAGAATTCTTTTCAAAGAAGTTCGGCTTGGAACTTTAGCGTTGATGTCTCAAAAAAATTTAGTATACTTATAGTGTACGAAACAATATGTAAATAAAAAGTAACATGGATTCCATATATTCAATACAAATAGAAAAGCACGTACTAGGAGGCTTAATTAAGGATTCGAAGATGTTCGCGGACGTAGAGAGGTTTGTAACAGAAAAGGATTTTATTAACGAGGTTCATCAAACAATTTTCTGTGTACTTAGAAGCTGCTTCGTAAGCAATGAAGCCGTAGACACCGTCGTGTTAGCGGAGAAAATAAAAAACATAGGCATATCGTTCAAAGATGATGTAAACATTTATGATTATATTGAGGCGATCGCCTTCAACACAATAAGCAAAAAGGGATTAGTCGAGGCCTGTAAAGAGCTCAAGAAGCTGACGGTAAGAAGAAATTTATACCATAAATGCGACGATATTAAAAAATTCCTAAAAGAGAACGGGGAAAAAGCTGTAGATGAAATCGTTTCAACAGCGGACCACCTTTACGGGGATTTAATAAGAGATTTTGAATCCTCCGACCAAGAACCTGAAAATCTTTACGATGGGCTTCAGGACTTAATTGAAGAGACAGGGGAATCACCCCAAGAAGACTCAGGGTTCTCAACTACTTATCCGGAGTTTAACAGGCTGTACGGAGGGTTCCGTCCCGGAAACCTTTACGCGATTGTCGCCAGACCGGGGCAAGGAAAGTCGACTTGGATACTTGATGTTTGTCGCAAAACGTCGGAAAAACATAGAGTCCCGACGTTGATTCTAGACACAGAAATGACTACGAGGGACAACAGGTTCAGAGTAGTTTCCGCTATGTCTGGCGTATCTTTATGGCATCTTGAAACGGGGAACTGGCGAAAAAATCCAGAGCTTGTGGTTAAAGTGAGAAAATCTTACGAAAAATTTAAAGGTCAAAACATTTACCACTACCCAGTAGGAAACAAGACTATAGACCAAGTGTGTTCTCTTGTCAGGCGGTGGTATTATTCCAACGTGGGGAGAGGGAACCCCTTCATACTAGGGTACGACTACATAAAACTCACAGGAGAAAAAGTTGGCCAAAACTGGGCAGAGTGGCAAGCGATAGGCGATAAAATAGATAAGCTTAAAAAACTTTCAGAAGAATTAGCTTGCCCAATTATCACAGCCATGCAAATGAATCGCACCGGAGAAACATACAACAGAACCGGTGGATCAGTTGTAGACGACAGTTCTGCCATAGCTCAGTCAGATAGATTGCAATGGTTTGCTTCTTTCGTGGCCATTTTTCGCAGAAAAACAGTGGATGAAATCGCGGAAGATGGAGAAGATTTCGGAACCCATAAGCTGGTCCCACTGAAAACCAGATTCCAAGGGGAAGATGCGGCCGGTCACCATGACTTGGTAAGGCGAGTCATGCCCGACGGAACGACTAGGTTCGTGAATAATTATTTAAACTTTACAATAAATGACTTTAACGTATCAGAAGTAGGGTCTTTGCATGACATAGTAAACAGGGACCTAGACCAGCATAGTTTGAATGATGGAGCCGAAAACGATGGCGGGCTATTGTGACAGACTTCAAAAGCATCTTACTCGACTTGGGATATTCCAACATAAAGGATAACGGTAAAGAGTTAAGAATGAGGCCTCTCTTCAGGGAGTCAGGCAACAACACTGTTCTTTCGGTAAGGAAAGACACGGGCCACTTTATAGATTTCGGCAGGTCTATAAGTGGCTCTTTCGAGTACCTAATACAGCTTTCCTTAAACTTAAAAACCATAGAAGAAGCAAAGGAAGCCCTCTTAAATAGATGGTCTATAACAGAGGTCAAAAGAGAAAACAGACCAGAAGTTAATAGCGTAAAAGTTTTCCCACGAGAATACCTCACGAAGTTAATGCCGCACCACGAATACTGGATTAGCAGAGGAGTAAGTGCCGAGACGATTAAACTTTTCAAAGGAGGCGTAGTCAAGAGCGGGACAATGGCCAACAGGTATGTGTTTCCCATATTCGACTTTAAAGAAAACCTCATAGGGGTTACAGGGCGATCGCTAGAGACGTCTCAAAAAACTCCGAAATGGCTACACAAAGGCCGAACCTCTGAATGGAAGTACCCGCTACAAGTTAACCACGATATAATAAGGAAAAGTAAAGAGGTTTTCTTGGTTGAGAGCATTGGGGATATGCTTTCCTTGTGGGAAGGGGGAGTCAAGAATGTGCTAATAGCCTTTGGTCTGAACCTTAGCTCTTCGATGACAAGTTTGTTAATAAAACTAGACCTAAATAGGGTTTTTATTTCTTTTAATAATGACGCAAGCAACAATAGTGCAGGAAATAAAGCTTCTTTAAAGATCAGAAATAAGCTCTTTTGCCACTTCGATCAACACCAAGTCCAAATAGCTTTACCAGAAAAAAATGATTTTGGAGAGATGAGCATTACGGAGATAAAAGATTGGCACAGTAATACTATTTCCTAAAAAACTTTTTCCTTAAAAAATAATAGAATATCTCCTTGATTCTTGCGAAAATAAAAAGTAAGGAATTTCTATGAAGGATTACGAAGGAAAAAACTATATAAACGGAAAGTGGCTAAGTCCGCAAGGAGCGTCTTTTTCTAAAGCCAATCCCGCCACGGGAGAATGCATGGGAGTATTCCCTGATAGTTGCGAGTCCACCGTGCATGACGCTTACACTGCGGCGAGAAAATCTTTCAATAGTTGGAGAAAATTAAGCAGGTTCGTTCGTTCGGACTACATGTATAAAGTTGCTCAGATTGTCGAAAGAAGAAGAGAGGAATTAGCTACGGCGATCTCTTGGGAAACGGGAAAAAATTACAACGAAAGTATCGCTGAAGTAAATGAAGCTCTTCACATGGCTCAGTTCGCTTTTAGCTCTGGCCGTTATTCCCATGGCGAAGTGCTTTCGTCTGAGGTGGAGGACAAGGATTCTTACATGCTTCGTAAACCGAAGGGGGTAATAGCTATTATATCTCCGTTTAATTTCCCCTTAGCCATAGGAGCGTTTTGGTGTGCTGCCCCAGCACTAGTAGAAGGCAACACCGTTATACTTAAGCCTAGTGAAGATGCTCCAATTTCCACGCAAATAGCTATCGAAATTTATGAAGAAGCAGGTCTTCCGCATGGAGTAATCAACATGATTCACGGTCGTGGTGATACTGGCGATTTCTTAACCCACACCGATGTCGATCATATTTGTTTTACTGGGTCTGCCGAAGTCGGTCAACACATTAGAAAAGTAGCCGCAGAAAGCTGGCACAAAACCACCTCCTGCGAAATGGGCAGTAAATCTGCGTGTATCGTCTTCGATGATGTTGAGATGAGTTTAGCTATAGAAGCAACAGTTGCAAGCGCGTTCAAGCTCTCCGGTCAACGGTGCGTTTCTTCCGGCAGAATGATAGTCCAAAGAACGATTTACGACGAATTCTCGGAAAAATTTAGCGAAGAAGCCTCTAAGTTAAAAACAGGCAACCCCTTTAATAAGCGTATGGGGTCATGCGGTACTCCCGCAGCGATATGCTGGGAAGACTATGCTCCTAATAAAGAAATTTACTACGGCCCGATAATTAATCAACAAGGGATTGACAAAATAGAGTCTTACAATGACATGGTGCGAGCAGATCCGGGCGCTCAAATTTTACTCAACGGAGAACGAGTTAAAGATCTAGAACCGGGATATTTCATGTCGCCAATGGTTTACAAGACGGAATGGAGAGACGTTCCTTATCTTAAAAACGAAGTATTTGGCCCTCACGTTTCTATTATCCCTTTCGACACTTTAGAAGATGCAATTGATATTTATAACGACACTGATTATGGTCTTGCAGTGGGTGTTCTTACGAATGATTTCCGTAAAGCGCGAATCTTACGAGACGATTGTGACGCTGGAATGATTTATTGGAACGGTGGCTCTATCGCCGCTGAATCACACCTCGCTTTCGGCGGCGTAAAGAAGTCAGGAAACGGCTTTCCTAGCGCAGCAAGGACATACAGAGCAGTAACACACGAGATTAGCTGGACCGTGAATCACGCGGATAAGTTAACCTTCCCACAAGGAATGAAATAAAATGAGCAGTACATGGAGTTCAAAAACAGGAAAATTCGCCAAGAAAGATCCAAACCACGGAAAGTGGTGGAGAAAAATTAAAGCGCTTTTCAGCAACCTTTGGCCTAAGAAAAAATGCTGTGGAGGCGTATGTAAGCAGGGCGAAAAACAAAAAAAAGCGACTAAAACCGGACCGAGGCTTAACAAGAACGGGTACCCGATGTAGGCACCACGACAAACACGAACATGGCAGGAAAGAAAACCCGCCAAGGTTGAGGTACATACGGTAAAGGCATGAAAAACATAGAAAGCAAAGAGCCCCTCGCAAACGAGTCAAGCAACACGAGAAATAGAACATGAAAGATCGCCCGGAAACAGAACAGCGCAGGCAACCCGTGCGAGATTTAAAATTTCATGAATCCGATAAGCTAGCTCCAGAGGGTGAAAAAAAAGTAGTCTTAGTAGATATTGACGAAACAATATGTTTCTACAAAGATAAAAGAAGATACGATATGGCCATAGGGCATATGGGTAATATCGAAAAAATAAATAAATTATACGACGAAGGCTGGCACGTCGTCTATTGGACCGCCAGAGGCGGGTCTGAAAAGTCAAAGAAAGAGGGCGCATGTTATTACGACTTTACTTGGGAACAACTAGAGTCATGGGGGTGTAAATTTCACGATTTATCAACAGGAACGAAAGGGGATTTCGTGAAACCCCCTTACGACTTAGTGATTGACGACAAAGCTAAGAGGATAGAGGAGCTTTAATGTCATGCTCGGAATGACTCAGGCAGAGAAAAGGGTGTCTTAAGATCAGAGAGGAATTTAGCGAGACAAAGAAAATGAGTAAAAGAAACTGGAAAGATTTATTTATCGGTTTTTCGATGATAGGATTATCAACATGGCTGTTTATCAACGGACAACATGCCCTTGAGATAGGAATCCTATTAGGGTTGCTAGTTTTATGGTGGTTCGAACTTTTTTAGAACGATGAAAGAAGAGAATTTTTTTGATAAATTTAAAAGCGCCATGCCTCCGCACCTTTCGCCGGAAGAGCAGGAAGAATGGCGAAAGGAAGAAGAGTGGAACAAGCAAGAAGTTGAGAGAAGAAGGAAGGAGGGTCTCTATCCGAACGAAGAAAGCGAAGGGATCGTTTCCAGAATAAAAAGAACATTAAACTTTAAACAAAAAAAAGATAACAAAGGGATTGATTGGTATGGATGACAGAAAACCGAGAGCAGTGATTTGCGGTATTGGCAGGATGGGCCAAACAATATCTTGGGCCATGAATGAATTTGGTTTTCATGTAATTGCTCTAGATCAAGACGACAGGATTGCAGCCAACCTGCCCCCAACCATGGATTTCTTAAAGGTTGAAAACGAAAACGATATAACAAAGTCGCTGGCCCTAACCGCGCCAGACATAGTTATATCCTCCTTACCTTACCATCAAACTAAAGCAGTCGCCAAGCAATGTATTCTTCACAGCCACATACCTTACTGCGATCTAGGAGGCAGAGTCGATGTCTCTGATAAAATAAATCAGTGGGGAACAAGCACTCCTGTTTTTACCGATTTAGGGTTAGCTCCCGGATGGGTAAACATATTAGCGGAGCACGGATGTGATGAGCTTTTGAAAACCGGAAGTCAAGCGTCAGAAGTTAAAATGATGGTTGGCGGCATACCTGAAGCGCCAGACAACCCCCTAAACTACTCTGTCACTTGGTCAATAGACGGCTTGATAAACGAATACCGTGATAGCTGCGTAATTTTAGAGAACGGAAGCCATGTGCCGAAGAAGGGCATGACTGGGCTTGAGCAAGTATTCTCCAAGGCTTTAAATAAAAATTTAGAGGCGTTTTACACCAGCGGAGGAGCGTCTCACTCTAGCCAGTCCATGTTAGAGAGAGGAGTATTAGACTGCTCCTACAAAACCTTAAGATATCAAGGTCATTGCGATATCGTTGAATTTCTAATTAGAAAATGCGCGCTTAGCGATGAGTGTTTAACCAGCGTATTTCAAGGGTGCGCATCAAAGGGCTCTAAAGATATAGTCTTAATAAAGGTTTCCATCAAAAGTAAGTCTGGCGAAAACTGGGAAAAAGAAATGCTAATTCGACAAAACCCGTCGACTTGCCCATACTCAGCTATGCAAAAAGCAACAGGATTTTCTTTGGCTTCTGTAGCTAAAGAAATGGTAAGCGGCGGGTCGCTCGATAAGCCCCGACAATTAAGTTATAGGGACGTAAATTACGAAAAATTTACAGAAAACATGGATCTCTTGAGGGAAAAAGTCGGAGACGCTCCCTATGAGCAAGCTTAAATACTTTATCATTGTTCCTTGGGTGCTTTCCGTAGCTTTATGCTACTTAATTTCCTGCGTTATATGTGTTTTTTATATTGCAATAAAAGAAAACCTTGCTAAGATTAAGTAGGCGGCTACTCTTTGGCTGGAAAAAGAAATGGGAAAAGATAAAAAAATATTATCAGCCTCTAGGATCAAAACACTAGAAAGCTGCAGTTGGTCATATTGGTGCAACTATCACCTGAAAATCCCCCAGAGAGGCAATGACGGCGCAAGAAGGGGTACTGTGTGTCACTTAATATTTGAATGCCTTCTCAACGTAAGGCATAAAAAACACTACGACCTTATACTAAAAGAATCTAACACGGAAGCCAGCGAGGCCATAGTAAGGCTAGTTAAGAAAAACCTAAAAAAGGTAAAAGCCCTCACTAAGGAAAATTTCGAATTATGCATGAGCATGATACTTGTTTGCTTAAACCAAGACTTTTACGGCACGGGAGAAGAGCTAGAGCCAGCCGCCCCAGAACTAGCATTTCTCCTAGAGAGCAAAAACCCAAGGTACAAAATTAGAGGATTCATAGACAAGACTCTCGTCTATAAAAACAAGGTTAAGATAATAGATTACAAAACGAGTAAATATAAATTCAGAGGAGACGAACTTACCGCTAATGTTCAGGCCATGGCTTACACCCTAGCCTCAAAGAAGAAGCTTTACCCTAAGATCAAAGATGTGGAAGTCGAATTTCAATTTCTAAAATTCCCAAGACAACCGCTTCAACAGGTCAAGGCCAGCGAGGATCAGCTTAAAGGGTTTGAGCATTACTTGGCCCACGTTTACAAAATCATTAACAGCTTCGATTACAAGAGAGCTAAAACTAATTTTGCCTCAGATTCCCCTAAATCTAAATGGTTATGCAAAGCGGGAGCAACTTGGAGATGCCCCTACCTTGACCCAGTAGAGTATTACGCTCTTAAGGACGAATTTGATGACGTACTAAAAACTTCGTTCGAAAAAAAGGGAGTTGGAGAGCCCAGTAAGGGAGAAAGAGTAGTCAAATTAAGGTACGAAGGATGCCCCGCGCACCAATACAACGCTTCTTCCAGCGATGATAGCGATGACCCCTTTGATTGGGCTTGACTTTTTAAAAAAAAGGCCTATCATTCTTTCATGAGCGGAGTGATACCCTTATTTAAAAGCCACTACAGTCTAGGCAAATCTATACTTAACCTAACTTCTGTCGATGGTCAGCCGGACGAATCAGATTCCATATTTTCCATCATTAAAGAGAGCGACTTGCGGGAGCTAACCTTAGTGGAAGACTGCTTAACGGGCTTTCTGGAGGCTTACCAAAACTCAAGAGAATTAAATGTTAAATTAATTTTCGGGCTCAGGATGACTATGTGTCTCGATATAGAGGACAAGTCAAAGGATTCCCTAAAGACTAATAACAAGGTCATAATTTTCATTAAAAATAACGAAGGGTACAAAAAATTAATTAAGATATTCTCTTTCGCGGCAAGAAAGGGTTTCTATTATGAGCCCAGAATGGATTACAAGAACATGAAGTCTTTCTGGGACAATTCAGAACTTAAAATGGTGATACCATTCTACGACTCTTACATCTTTAAGAATACTTTGGAGAATAACATTTGTGTGCCAGAGCTTAACTTCGCCGACCTCACTTACTTTATCGAGGATAACGACTTACCGTTCGACGACTTGATTAAGCAAAAAGTAATAAACATATCGACCGATACGCAAAAGGCTCAAAGCGTTTTCTACAAAAGCAAGAAAGACTTCAAAGCTTACTTAACGTTCAGGTGTATTAATGGCAGGAGTACGCTTGATAAACCGGAGCTCCAACACATGACTAGCGATGAATTCTGTGTAGAAAGCTGGAAGGAGAAAAACGCATGAACATCGCGGTAACGACTTTAGCTACGGATAACCTTCCGTATCAGAAAGAGGTTTTCGAAAACCGAAGAGAATATTGCCGTACGAATGGTTACGCTTTTCGTTCTTACAAAGATTTACTTGATGACCGCCCAGCTAACTGGAGCAAGCTAAAAGTGATGCTAGATATTTTCGAAACAGAACTATTCGATTGGGTTTTATGGGTTGATTCTGACGCTATAATAGTTAATAACAACATAAAAATAGAAAATTTAATAGATGATGATTTCGACCTATTAATAACCGAGGACTGCTTCGCCTACAACACGGGCGTATTCTTAATGAAGAACACGGCAGCTTCAAAAAAGTTCCTAAGGGAATGTATAGAGAAGGGGCATCATGTCGGTCACCCTTGGGAAGAGCAAGCTGCTTGGATTGAAGTGCTTGAGAACAACGATTACTATAAAGTTAAGCCGCTCTCCCAGAGGAGCATGAACTCCTACCCAGTGCAAGGGTCTCGCGAAGGCTGGTATACGAAAGTAAACGAAAAGACGTATTACTGGGACTCCGAAAGGTCTAAGGCTGGAGAATACAAAGATGGAGATTTTATAATCCATTTCGCTGGCTTAGCTGCGGAAGAAAAATCTAAATCGATCTTTAAACTTTTAAAGAAGAAAAGTATATGCATGTTATCGTTCGCCACGCCAGATATAGACTCTTATGCAAAGCCTATATTTAAAAACAACAAGGCTTATGCAGAGAAACACGGCTACGACTGGAAGGAATACTGGCAAACGCTAGACGAGTCAAGACCTCCTCCTTGGAGTAAAATCTTGTACATTCTTAAAACCCTCGAAGAAGGATATGACTGGGTTTTTTGGATAGATGCTGATGCAGTCATAATGAATGACTCTATAGAGCTAGAAAAATTTATTGATAACAAATATGATTTCGCCCTTTGCAAAGATGCTTTTTCTTGGAACACTGGGGCTTGGTTTGTTAAAAACTCGGACAAGGCTAAAGATCTATTGAACTATACCTATTCAAAAGAAGAACACATCGACGCGTTCCTATGGGAGCAAGGAGCATTTATGAACAGTGCTTGGGAGAAAGGAATCAGAATAAAAGTCCACAAGCAAAGGGAATTCAACTCGGTAGCTAAAGAGACTAAAGAGTTTTTCACAGAAGGCAATACGTACGAATGTGGTACTTTCAAGTTCGTTTTAGATATGAAGGAGTATGATAAAGGAACGTACGAAGATGGAGATTTCGTGTTGCATTTCGCTTCTATAAATCACGGAGGCAGAGACATGCTGTTAAGACAATACAGGCCAGACCTATACAATAATGGATGAACAATACTTAAGATTCGATAGAGAAAAAGAATATGTTTTCATTGACTGCGAAACATTAAATCTATGCTTAAATTCTTGCCATAACCTACCTTGGCAGATAGGCATGATTAAAGTCGTGGGAGACAAAACCGTGGCTACCAAGAATTACCACATAAAATGGGATACCCATTTAAAAATCAGCGCAGACGCGGCGAGGATAACGAAGTTTAACCCGAAGGTATTAGAAAAAAAGGGATTATCCCCCGAAGAAGTTTTCCCCACCATGCAAGACTGGCTGGATAACGCCGACTACATAGTGGGACACAACATCCTTGGCTTCGATTTATATTTAATAAAAGACTTCTATAAATACATGGGTAAGCCCTACAAGCATCTTGTAGAAAAAATTATAGACACGAACTGCATAGCTAAGGGTCTGAAGTTCGGAAACTACTACAAGCAAAGCGATAACTTCTTAGAGTACCAATACAAAATGTATAGCGAAAGAAGGAAAGGGGTTAGGACAAACTTGGCAGCGTTAGGCAGAGAGTATGAAATAGAGCATGACGACGATGACCTCCATGACGCAGTTGTTGACTTGCGTCTCAATATAAAAGTCTGGAATAAGATAAAATGGATGATCGAGTTATGAACAAGTTTCACCACGAAAAAGAATTTCATTCTTGGATTGCCTCTGGATTTTACGGAGACACTATCATAGATGTTTGCAAAACCAAACAAAACTTAATCAACCTTGAAAAAGATGAAGTCGTTTACCATACTGGGAAACAATTCTGGCATCCAAATTCGCAGAACTTTTTCCCAGCAAATGCAAACGTATTAAATTTCTTAAATTCAGTTAGATTCGTAAAAGGATTAATTTTTGACTTTCACCAAAGGGATTTTTCCGCTTCCATAGATAATTCAAACTATAATATTGAATTCGTTGACCTTCCTCCTATGGCGGATTGGGAAAACGATATAAGAGAAGATGTAGATATTGACCTTTTTCCTCAGAAGTTTAACGCTGGAATTCTGCAAAACGAAAAGGTCGCCGTATTGCATCCCATCTCACTAACGAACAAGCCCCCAGAAGAATTTGAGGAGTACTATCTTCCGGTCTGGAAAGAGACAGTGCGTAGTCTTAAGGGCGGTGGATATAAAATAATATTAATTGGCGGTGAGAAAGATAACGAAGCTATGTATAAATATTATCCATATTTACTGCATGATTACGAAATACTAAATCTTATCGGCAAATTAACCTTTTTTGAATCATTGGATTTGATCTGGAACTATAGTAAACTTAATGTAAGTTGTTGTAGCTGGACAGCTTGGTACTCAAAGGCTGCGGGAATCAAAACAGCTATGGCAGGGGGGCACGGCATGGTGAACGACGTAATGAACATAAGAAGCTATAAATATAAACTTGTCGGAAACGACAATTGCTGTATTATGGATTTCGCCAACAAAAAAGAGGAGTGTGACAAAAACTTAGCTGATTGGATAGATAAATTATGAATGTATTAGGAATAACTCACCCCATAAGCTGGAACACTGCCGCATGCCTCATAATGGACGGCAAAATAGTTTCCATAAACGAAGAGGAACGCTTCACCAGAAACAAGCACGCTACAAATGTTTTTAATGGACAATCGCATGGAGATTTTCCCGCGAACGCAATAAAAGAATGCCTTAGAGTTGGTGGGATTGGACCAAAAGATTTAGATGTGATTGCTTGCGGGTGGAATCCAAACACCGAGTTGCAAAAACGACGGGATCGTGCTGATTTTCTAAAACTTTCTACAGATAGAATGTTAGCTGGCTTTTCGAGCCTAGAAATAGATGCAAGAGTTTCTTATTACAATCATCACCTCTGCCATGTCGCTTCTTCGTTTTTTTGCAGTGGTTTTTCTTTTAGCAATCTACTTTCTCTAGATGGATCTGGAGATGATTGCAGCGGTTGGCTCGGGTTTAGTGAAGGAACTTTTTCTAATTACCACGATATAACCACTCACCAAGTAAACCCGCTAAGCTTTAATGAAGTCATTCCTGTAGATTATTCTTGGGGGAGGATTTGGGAAGACGTTACTGAATTTTTAGGCTTCATACGCCATTCTGGAGAAGGGAAAACAATGGGGCTGGCTTCTTACGGGAAGTACAACCTTGAGGCTCTCCCGGGTTTATTCATGCCAGATGGCTCTCCAAACCTGTTTGAGTACAATATGTTTTTCGAGAAAAAAGGCTGGAGCATTCAGTCCGGTAAGATGGTGGACCCCTTGTCGCAGGAAGGCAAGGATACGGCGTACATGCTACAGCACCATTACAACAATTACCTAACCAAAAAAGCTATAGAAATGGTTGCCGACAATGGTTGCTCAAACTTCTGTCTCGCTGGCGGTGTCGCTCTAAATTGTACAGGGAATGGGCACTTAGCCTCGCTCGATTTCGTGGATGAGGTTTTTGTGCAACCCGCTGCGGCGGACAACGGAACGGCTCTTGGTGCGGCAATTTTAGGATGCAAAGAGCATGGCGGTAATTTTGAGAATAATTTTGATCATGCATACTGGGGGTCTGAATTTTCTCAAGACGATATTAACAAAGAGCTAGACGAGCAAAATTTAAATTACACTCATTACAACAATCCATCCGAACGTGTTGCGGATTTACTTGCCCAAGATAAGGTTGTTTGCAACTTCCAAGGCAGAGCAGAGATAGGACCGAGAGCGTTGGGTAACAGAAGCATACTAGCGAACCCTTGCAGTAAAGGAATGCTAGATAAAGTAAACAAAATTAAAGGCCGAGAGCCTTGGAGACCTTTAGCGCCAAGCATTCTCGAAGAAGACTACTTCGACGTGGTTGAGTCTAAAATTCATTCTCCCTACATGCTAATGGCGTGTCAAGTTAAAGAGAGTTATAAAGATAAGATACCCGCTGTTGTCCACGTAGACGGTTCTTGCAGACCTCAAACAGTCTATAAGAAAACTAATCCAATTTTTCATGATATAATTCTTGAATTTAAAAAAAGAACTGGTATACCTTTAGTCCTGAACACTAGCTTTAATTTAAGTTACGAGCCCATAGTGAATTCTCCATACGATGCAATCAGAACCTTTATGGAAAGTGACGCGGACTCACTTTGTGTAGGTAATTTTATAGTAGAAAAATGAATTTCATAGACCAATTTGAAGACCTCGATTTAAAGATTCACGGAGTTAGGCTCCCTTCTTTTAAAGTAGAGAACAAGGACAAAAGGAAGCTGGGTGTAAGCGAAGACATCTGTAACGAAGACTTCTTAGAGTCTCTTTGCGAAGATGGTTTACAAAAACTAAAGTTAGATGAACCAAAGTACAGAGAAAGGTTAACCCACGAGCTTAAAACAGTTAGAGAGCTTGGGTTTGTGGATTACCTTTTACTTGTCTGGGAAGTAATTAACTTTTGCAAAAAAGAGCAAATCCCAACGGGTATTGGTCGTGGTTCAGCTGCGGGAAGTTTACTTCTTTACCTAATGGGGGTCACGAAAATTGATCCGATAGAATACGGTTTATTCTTCGAGCGTTTTATCTCAAAAATAAGAGCGAAGAAAACTATAGTAGACGGAATCACTTACTTGGACGGCTCCTTGATGATGGACGTAGACTTGGATATCTGTTATTACAACAGGCAGAAAGTCCTTGAGTTTCTGGAGAGCAAATTCAAAGGTAAAACCTCGAAGATCGTAACGCTCAACACTCTAAGCGGAAAGCTATGCGTAAAAGAGTGTGGCAAAGTTGTGGCTTCTAAATCAGAACAAGAAATGAATAAAGTTTCATCTCTTATCCCAAAGGTTTTTGGGCAAGTCAAAGACCTAAAGGAAGCTTACGCTGAAGAGTCAGACTTCAGGGAATGGTGCGATAACAATAACGAGTGTTACCAAATAGCCTTAAAAATAAAAGGCCTAAACAAAAACAAAGGGGTTCATCCATCAGCAATATCTTTGTCTTATGATATGATGGACGACAGTTGCCCCACCGAGCTTACTTCAGACAAGAAAAGCTTCGTTTCTTCTTACGATATGAACTGGGTATCCATGTTCAACGTCAAGCTGGACATCCTTGGACTCAGGGCTGTATCAGTCGTAGACGATGTATGTAAAAATGTTGGCATAGAGCTTTCGGACATAGATCTAAACGACAGTCTCATTTACGATAACCTACAAAATCTAAGAACCCCACATGGACTGTTCCAAATCGAAGCGGACACGAACTTTAGGGTATGCCAGAAAGTTAAACCTAAAAACTTAGAAGAACTGAGCGGAGTGCTGGCCCTATCTCGTCCGGGGGCATTGGCCTTTGTTGATCAATACGCTGAGTATGCCAACACTGGGGAAGGTGAATCCATTCACCCATTCTTTGATGATATTTTATTGCAGACCGGAGGGGTGGCATTGTATCAAGAACAAATGATGCAGATGGCAAACAAAATAGGCTTCACGCTCGACGAAGCGGAAATACTTCGCAGAATTGTCGGCAAGAAAAAAGTAATAGAAGTCCGTAAATGGAAAAGGAAAATAAAAAGCAAGGTAAAAGAAAACAATCTAGATCCCAAAATCGGCGATGTTCTTTGGAGCTTGCTAGAAGACTCAGCAAATTACTCTTTTAATAAGTCTCATTCAATTTCGTACGCAGCCTTAGCGGCGACGACTGTTTACCTTAAATTTAAATACCCGCAACAGTTCTTCTTGAGCCTTCTCAAGATGACTAGGCATGAACCTGACCCAATTCGTGAGATTTCAAAAACGCAAAGAGAGATGAGCGATTTCGGAGTAAAGCTACTCCCTCCTCATATCATAAAATCTGAAATGGATTTTAACGCTGAAGGAAACAATATTCGCTTCGGGCTGCTTTCCATAAAGGGTATCTCTGAGAAGTCTATTGAAAAATTAAACGACTTCAAGAATTGCTACTCTACCAAGTTCGAAGTCTTTGAGGGAGCCAAGGAAGCTGGTCTCACCATTGGTATTTTATCCGCCTTAATTCAGGCCGGAACCTTTGAGGGGTTCCAGATGTCTCGCAGCAAGATAGTTTACGAGGCTCAATTGTGGAATATCCTCACGAAAAAAGAAAAAGCGGCAGCCCTTTTGCTTGCTGATAAATATAATTTTGATTTAGTAGAGATAATGAAGTGTCTATCCATTAAAAAAGATGACAAAGGTAAGCCCATGGTGAAGGAAACCAGAATGAAAACCATTAGAAAGAAGTCTGAGCCATACAAGCAAATTTACTTCAAGAACAAATACTCCGAATCATTCGCAAACTGGTATTACGAAAACCATCTATTAGGGTATACCTCAGGAAAAACGTTAAGAGATATTTTCCAAGAGAAAAGACAGGGGTTATTTTCCCTAAGAACAGTGGAAGAGTCTGAGATTGACGAGACCGTATCGTTTGTTGGGGCAGTTGAAGACAAGCCTTTCTTCGGTAAGTCCAGAAACGACAATGAATACATGAAAGTCTTCGTAAAAGACGAGACAGCCAACATGAAAGTGATGATCTTCTCCAACAGGCTTGCTCAAATGATGGCAGAAAACGCTAACAACCCCCCCGAAGAAAATAACATTGTAATAGTAACTGGAAAAAAGAAGGAAGAGGTTGTCTTCGCTGATAAGATAGCTATCCAGACCAATAAAATATACACAAAGCTCTCCGACTTAAAAGATGCTTGACGTAAACTAAAAAACCTCTATAATTATTACTATGATCAGTTTTTACAAACCAACTCCGAAAGTGACAGGCACGGCCATGTCTTTCTATCTCAACAAGAGAGACAATTCCTTTTTCTCCAACCTAATTAAGCAAGACTCTTGGGATAGCGGTCGCAAAATTGGGTCATTTCAAAAGAATAAAAAAGTTGAAGGTAAGAATGTAAATATTAAATTTAGCCAGACAGAAATAGCCGCCTTTATGGATGCGATAGACAGAAACGTAGAGGTTTCAGGCTACCACGGAAGCAATCAAGTCGTAAGGTTTACCTTCGGCCCTTACGTTCCTAAATCGAAAAACGAAGAAGGAACATGGATCGAAGGAACCGTGCAAAAAGGCTTTTCCCTTAGGGTAACTAGAGAATCGAAAGAAGATTCGACGAATAAATCAAGTTTTGTTATAGGCTTAACTTTCCCAGAAGGAAAACTGCTTAGAGAACACTTAGCGTATCTTCTGCGGGAAAGCTTCCTGATAACAGATAAAACCATGGAGGATACGTTCAAGAAAAAGCTGGCTCAAAATCAGCAGAATCAACAAGAAGTTGTTCGCGAAGTTGCGGACGCGAGTGAAGAAGATGATCTTTGGTAAATTATGAAACTAAAAAAAATTAAAAGAGATGCCAACGGGCTTATTTCCGGTACTTCTGTGAAATATCAGTACGATGAGAGTGGTTTAATCGATTGGAGAAAAATGGTAAAACCCGAGCACCTTGTTCCTAATCGTCAGAGAACGTCAGAGACAGATGTATCAAAGCTCGAAGATCATCAATTGATTATCTTACTGGGGGGAGTTAAAGAGTTGGCTCAAATCAGAGGGTACACAAATGTTCGCTATCAAATTACCAGTCCGTCCTCTGATTATGTTGTTACGACCTGCACTATTGACTGGATTCCTAATTACGAAACCGAAGACCAAGCAGTAACTTTCTCTGCTATTGGTGACGCTTCTCCCAACAACACGAATAGCTTTGCTAGAAACTTTCTCGGACCTATAGCTGAAAACAGAGCCTTCAACCGTTGCGTTCGTAATTTTTTAAAAATTAATATCGTGAGTAAAGAAGAGTTACCAGAATCTAAGCTCACAGAAGACCCTTCGTCCAGCGCAGAAAACCAAGCTGACCCAGTATCCCTCCTTAGAAACGTAATGAAAGACAGGGGGGTTACTTTCGACAAGCTAAAACTGCGATTAGTAAGCGACAACTACGAAAAGGCTGACGCCGTGAACACTCTGGAAGACATACCTAAGGTTAAAATCTTCGAGCTTATTGAAAGAATAAAAAAAATTAAGAAATAATTTAATCAAAATTTCTTAGTGATATGAATGGGTCGAGTTATTTACTTTAAAAATTATACTATTTTATATTGTATTCTTCTATCTAATATAAACCCTTCTTCATATAAATAATTAATAATATCTAAAGCTTCAAATGAAGTTGCGTCAGGCTTTAATATAACTAAACTGCTAGTTACCCAGCTATCCTCATCAATATTAAGAACAATAGCTATGTTGTTAATTACTAAATCTTGTTGTTTCATTTCCTAAGGGCCACCACCGCCGGTGCCTGAGGTACAGCAACAATTCGTGCTAATGACGTTTGGGTTAAACTCTCGTGTCGCAGTGATGCCCGGCCCGCTCACGTCTTCAGCGTCTCCGGTCTGAGGCGATAGCGGATCGACTGGTGGAAGGAGCTCAACGCACGAGTACAACATCTCCGTGCTGCACACCAACGCGACATGAAAGTCTCCTATTTGAGGGTTTTGGGCCTGTGGTGACGAGCTCATACAGACGTATATTATTGTATTCATTGGGGTATTACTACCCACGCTTCCCCAAGTTCCTCCTGCGGCTGTACAGGCTGACTCCGTGCAATTCTCAGCCGTGCCCTCACTACACACTCCGCATATGTTGGCTCTATAAATCTGGGTGCCGCCACTACAACATTCCTCACCGGTTGTTGTCGTTGTTGTTGCTGTTTCTGAGCATTCGCAGCAAACACAATCTTCCCCATTGTACCAAGGAAACATAGGTGTGGATTGAGGAGCACACGTCGTTGTCGTCGTCGAGCCCCCTGCCGTTGTCGTTGTCGAGCCTTCTGCCGTTGTCGTCGTCGAGCCTTCTGCCGTTGTCGTTGTCGAGCCTTCTGCCGTTGTCGTCGTTGAGCCTGCCGTAGTCGTCGTCGAGCCCCCTGCCGTTGTCGTCGTTGAGCCTCCCGCCGTTGTCGTCGTCGAGCTCCCTGCCGTTGTCGTCGTCGAGCCTTCTGCCGTTGTCGTTGTTGGCTCAGGAGTGCCATCTATT